AGATATACTAAAAAAGATGGTACAGGTGACATAGCAGAAGAGAAAACCAAACTTACTGCTGCTCAGGCTAGAAAGGCTGAACTTGAAGTAGAAATTATGGAAGGAAAGTTAGTGCCTATACAAGAAGTTGAGGAGTTTTTGGTTGAAAGGTTTTCAAACGCTAGAGCCAAATGGCTTGGCGTTCCCTCAAAGATTGCACATAAAGTAATTACAGTTGATACTTTTGCTGAAGCGGAACAAGAAATAAAAGAAGGAATATACGAAGGATTAAACGAACTGGCTAATGATGGAATACCTGAAAAATATAGAACGAGTGGTAGAGAGTACGAATCAAGTTTGGACTCCCCCACCCAATCTAAAGATTAGCGACTGGGCAGATAACTACAGAAGACTATCTCCTGAATCATCTGCTGAGTCAGGTGTTTGGAGAACTGATAGAGCACCCTATCAAAGAGAAATCATGGACTCATTTAATGACCATGATATACAGCGTATAGTTTGGATGAAATCTTCTCAGGTTGGTGCTACAGAGATATTGTTAAATGTTATTGGTTATTACATAGATCAAGACCCTGCACCTATGTTGATTATGCAGCCTACACTAGCTATGGCTCAGGCGTTTAGTAAAGATAGGCTTGCTACCATGATAAGGGATTCTGAGAAGATAAGAGATTGTGTTAAAGACCCTAGAAGTAGAGATAGTGGTAATACAGTGCTGTCTAAAAAGTTTGTTGGCGGAAACCTTACAATGGTTGGGTCTAATAGTGCTGCTGGACTCGCTTCAAGAGCTATAAGAATTTTGCTTGCTGATGAAACTGACAGGTATGAGGCATCAGCAGGAGCAGAGGGAGACCCAATATCACTTGCAACCAAGAGGACAACTACTTTTTGGAATAGAAAAATATATTTATGCTCCACTCCTACAATAAAAGGACTTTCAAGAATAGAAACAGCTTTTGAAGAGTCTGATAAGCGTTACTACTATGTGCCATGCCCTGAATGTAATGAAAAACAAGTTTTAAAGTGGAAGAACGTAATTTGGGAAGAAAATAAGCCTGAGACAGCAGCTTATGCTTGCGAACATTGCGGTTCTATAATAAATGAGTCTAAAAAACAATGGATGTTAAAGCATGGAGAATGGATAGCTACAGAAAAGAAAACAGGAACAGCAGGATTTCATATATCAGAGCTATATTCTGTTTGGTCTACTTGGTCAGAAATGGCTATTAACTTTCTTGAAGCAAAAAAGAATCCTGAAATGTTAAAAACTTGGATAAATACATCTCTTGGAGAATCTTGGGAAGAACAAGGAGAAGCAGTTGAATATGAGACACTTCTTGGTAGAAGGTTAAATTATGACTACACAACCATTCCTGAAGATGTTTTAGTTCTTACTGCTGGAGTGGACACGCAGAAGGATAGGTTGGAGCTGCAATTGGTAGGATGGGGTAAAAATTATGAGGCTTGGGTGTGTGACTATAAGATATTTTGGGGAGACCCAAATGCTATGAATGTTTGGTCAGACCTAGACTCCTATCTTAAGAAAAGATTTAAAACTGAATCTGAGAGATTAATACCCATATCATGTTGTACTATTGACTCAGGTGGACATCATACGAACATGGTTTATCAATTCACAAAACCTAGACAGGCTAGAAGAATATTTGCTGTAAAAGGATTATCAACAGCAGGTAAGCCAATAGCAAATAGGCCAACATTTGTAGGTAAAAATAAGGCTGTTTTATACGGAGTAGGGTCAGATTCTGCAAAAGAAGCCATTTTTTCTCGTTTAGCTGCTGATAATGAGTCAACTACTTTACATTTTTGCTCTGATCTTGATGAAGAGTACTTTAAACAGCTAACAGCAGAAAAAAGAGTAACAAAGTTTGTTAGAGGAAGAAAAAGTCTTGTTTGGAAACAAATAAGACCAAGAAATGAGGCTCTTGACACACTTGTATATAATTTTGCTGCTATATACATACTAAACCCTAATTATGACTCTATTGAGCAAAAAATACTAACAAAACAAGCAGCACCAAAAGAAAACAACCAAAATAAGCCACAAAAAGGCATAAATAGAGGTAATTTTGCTACTTCTTGGAAGTAATTTGACTTTTCTTGCTAGGCATGTTGACTTTTTTACAGAAAACCATAGTGTAATATTAGATATATCTAAAACATTTATGAGGTTTTTGCTTGAGCAACAAATTTGATTCAACAAATTATCCACCCCAAGTGCCTACTGAGCTTCAGTTGGGAGACTTTTGGGCATGGAAAAGAGAAGATCTATCAAGCGACTATCCAGTAGCCTCTTATTCACTATCCTATGAGTTCAATTTAGTTGATGGTGCTACAGTTTCTAACTTTACAATAACAGCTACAGAGTCAAACGATACATATATCATTGAGGCCAGTAATACATCCTCATACGCAAAAGGCAATTACAACTGGGTTTCTTACATGACTAGAAGTTCTGACTCTGCAAGAGTTAAACTGGAAGAAGGTTTTGTAGAAGTTCAGGATAATTATGCAACTACATCTGCTTCAGTCAGAAGTCATGCAAAGATTGTTTTAGATAGCATTGAGGCTGTCATAGAAAATAGAGCAAATATTGATCAAGCATCTATGAGTATTGCTGGTAGATCATTATCAAGAATGTCCATAGACGAATTATTAACCTTTAGAGATAGATACAAGGCTGAATATCTAAAAGAGGTTAAACAACTAAGAATAAAAAATAATAGAGGGTCAGGTAATACCATAAAGGTTAATTTTGGTAGAACTACTGGCTCAACACCTAAGAGTTACACATAATGGCGTGGTACAACAGAATATTGGGCGTTAATGAGCCTAAGAAGAAAAAAAGACAAGCATATAGAAGAAGCTATACTGGTGCGAACACTGGTAGACTTTTTGCTGATTTTGTTACTACATCAACCAGTGCTGATGCTGAGATAAAAGACAACATAAGAATATTAAGAGATAGAGCAAGGGAGTTAGCAAGAAACGATAGCTATATTGCAAGATACCTTAACCTGATGGTGTCCAATGTTATCGGTAAGCATGGCATAAGAGTTTCTAGCAAAGGTCGTGATGACAATGGTTCATTAGACATTGCTGGAAACCAGCTCATTGAAGATGCTTGGAAGGAATGGGGTAAGGTTGGTAATTGCACAACTAATGGAAGATTATCATTCTTAGACTGTCAAAAAATATTTATTGAATCTCTTTGTAGAGATGGAGAAGTATTAGTTAGAAAAATCAAAAAGAAGGATTCGCCTTTTGGTTTTGAATTACAGTTTTTAGAATCAGATCATTTGGATGAAAATAAAAATGATATTTACAAAGCTACTGGCAATCGTATTAAGATGGGTGTAGAAGTAGATAAGTATGACAAACCAGTTGCTTATCACTTATTTAAAGACCATCCATTTGATAGAGTTTACTTAGCTCAGGCACAACACATTAGAGTACCTGCTGATGAGATTATCCATGCTTACCTACCTTCTAGGGCAGAACAAACTAGAGGTGTTTCTTTGGTTGCTACAGCAATGGCTAATGTGAAAATGTTAAATGGTTATTTAGAAGCAGAAATAGTTGCAGCTAGAGTTGGTGCATCTAAAATGGGTTTCTTTACTTCACCTGATGGTGATGGTTATGTTGGTGATGGAGAGTATGAGGATACCTTCAACCCAACAATGAACGCACAAGCTGGGGTCTTTGAGCAGCTTCCACAAGGTATGGATTTCAAAGCCTTTGACCCTACACATCCAACATCTGCTTTTGATTCTTTTACAACTAGCGTGCTGAGAAGCATTGCTTCAGGTTTAAATATTTCTTACCACTCATTAAGTAATGACCTTACATCAGTAAATTACAGCTCAATAAGGCAAGGTGCTTTAGAAGATAGAAGTATGTATCAGATATATCAGCAATTTGTTATAGATCATTTTGTAGACCCTATCTTTAAATCATGGTTAGAAATGTCTATATCAAATGGTTATATAAACTTACCTATGAGCAAAGTGGATAAATTTTCAAAATCAATAAATTACATACCAAGAAGTTTTGCTTGGATTGACCCATTAAAAGAAATGCAGGCAAATGTTATAGGTTTGCAGAATGGAACTCTTACTTACGCAGATATATCCAGTAGTTATGGTAGAGATACAGAAGAATTATTTGAACAACATCAAAAAGAAATAGAACTAGCCAAACAATATGATATTGAACTAGCATATCAACCATTTGGTCAAAAGAACCCAGTAGATGCAAAGATACAGGGCGGAGATGACGAAGATGAGTAAACCAACTCAAAGCATGAAGTCAGAGGCTAGAAAAGGCTTAGATTGGCGTAAGGAGCATGGTAGAGGTGGAACTAGAATTGGTGCTGAAAGGGCAAATCAAATTCTAAATGGTGAAAACCTGTCTGATGAAACTATCAAGAGGATGTATAGTTTTTTTAGCAGGCATGAGGTAGACAAGAAGGCTCAAGGATTTAGACAAGGAGAAAAAGGCTACCCATCTAACGGAAGAATAGCATGGGCATTATGGGGTGGAGATGCTGGATTTAGCTGGTCAAGAAAGTTAGTTAATCAAATGAAAGACGATAGAAGTATTGAGCAAAGAGGAACAGAAGATACTCTAAGAGAAAAAGCCAGCGAACATAATAAAGATGTTGGTGATAATCCAGCAAAAAGAACTAGCTATTCTACATTACAAAAAGTTTACAACAGAGGTATTGGTGCATATAAAACTAATCCTTCAAGTGTTAGACCTAATGTTTCTTCAAAAGAACAATGGGCAATGGCACGCGTTAATAATTTTTTACGAGTCTTAAGGACTGGTAAATACAAGTCAGGGAAGCATGATACTGATCTGTTACCTGAAGGACATCCTTTATCAACTAAAAACAAGGAGAAATCTATGAATAAAGAAGATAGACATATCCTGAATGTGAGTGAAACTGATGATAAAGTTATCGTTGAATTTGCGAAGCATGAGGATGTAGAACATGAAGGTGAAGAATTAGAGACAACTGAAGAAGTATCTATGACTGAATCA